AGGAGCTTCGACTGGTAGTCAAATGAACAATCAATTAACTGACCCTACACTTAACCGTATCATTCAGATATCTAAACACTATGGAACAGAAGCAGGTGTTGGAGGTAACGTAACTAAGTATAGCGGCTCTATAGCAGTTAATAAGAATCAACAAACATACGATTTAAATGAATGGGCTACCGATAACGGTATATCCGGAGGTATAGAAGTAAGAAGAGTATTCTATCAAGCACCTCCTGCAATAATGAGATACTTTGACCCTTATGCTGGTACTGGTACAGGAGTACAGTCTTTAATGACTGCTTTTGATTTTGGGAGCTTTAGTCCCGGTGTTAACTTTTTATTAATGCCAACTTCTTATGATATATTAAAGACTCAAGCAATTGAATTTAATGATCAGATTAGAAAATCTACTTATACTTTTGAATTAGTAAATAATCAATTAAAATTATTTCCTATTCCAGCAGCAACCGGTAGTATGTGGTTTGAATATTATAAAGTAGCAGATAAAGGTAAAATAAATTATAACAATGATGCTTCTTTAATAACAAGTATATCAGAAGTACCCTACAGCAATCCTGAATATAGTCAAATCAATAGTGTAGGACGTCAATGGATCTTTAATTATAGTTTAGCTCTGGCTAAAGAGGTTTTAGGGTATGTGAGAGGTAAGTACCAAACAGTACCTGTTCCTGGATCCGAAGCTACTTTAAATCAAGCAGATTTATTAACCGATGCAAGAGCAGAAAAAACAGCTCTACTAACACAGCTTAGAGAGACTTTAACATCAACTGGTAGAACTGCTCAATTAGAAGCACAAGCTAAAGAGGCAGAAGACGTTCAAAATACTTTGAAATCAATACCAATGACTATATACGTAGGATAAATGAAGCTTACAGACATCATATTAGAAATAGAATACAGAACTTACGAAGCTATGGTTCAAGTAACCTTTGGCCAAGAAGGTCCTAGTGGATATGATGATGCTATAAGAGCTTTACCTGGAGTAACAACTTGTACTATTGCATCAGAGAATTCAGATGCTAATAAAGCAACATATAAAATAAAAATAATCAGCCAGAAAGAACCTGCAGAGGCTTTCGAAGCTTTAAAAGCTAATGCTAAATCAAAATATACAGATATAGTAGCTATTGAAGTAGGGCAAGAAACTATAGAAGAGAAGTAATGCTATTTGGATCTAACAGAGACTTTGACTTATTAGTCAATATTAATCGTGAGCTACTAAAAGATATAGTAGAACAAGAGATCCTATACCATAAACTCAGCTTAGAAGATACAGATGTTAACCTTTATGGAGAAGCATTACAGAAGTCTTATTGGAATGCTCTTAAACTTAATTGTTTAATAACTAGAGGTGATCAAGTTGTAGATATACAAGAATTTGGTCCTGATTTAGGAAGAGAAGCTTCATTTGCTTTCATAAGACAAGATTTAGTCGATGCTAGTATGGTTCCTGAAGTGGGAGATATAGTAGAATGGCATAACGACTATTATGAAGTAGATACAGTTAGAGAGAATACCTTATTCTTAGGTAGAGATAAGAGTTATAACCTAGCTTCTTATGGAGGCGGGTTTGGATCATCCCTTTCTATTATCGTAGACTGTCATTTGACAAGAGCAGATAAAGTTGGGCTAAAAGAAGTAAGATAATATGGCAGATAAGAAACCCATACCGAAGTCTCAAGAAGAGCTTAGAAGAGAACAGATAAAGACTTATAAGAATCCAGACTCTGGAGCAGAAATAAGCCCTAAAGCTGGTCCTACTGATCTACAAAATAGAGCTAAACAAGTTAGTCGAAAGGACGATGAAGTAAAGAACCTAGTAATAGGTATTAAAGATATCGACGAAGCTATATACTACTACTTCAACGAAGTACTTCAACCAACCGTAATACAGAACGCCAAAGCAGTAAAGGTACCACTTGTATATGGATCTCCTGAACGTTGGGCATCCATGCAGAAAGACGGGTATTACCGCGATAAGAATGGTAAGATGCAAGCACCTTTAATTGTATTTAGGAGAGATACTTTAGAAAAGAATAGACAACTTGGAAATAAATTAGACGGTAACAATCCTATTAACTATGGGATATACCAAAAGAAGTTTTCAAAGGGAAATATATACGATAGATTTGGAATATTAAACAATAGAGAGCCAGTTAAAGAGTATTATGCAGTAGCTATACCAGATTACGTTAATATAACTTACTCATGTATCATATTTACTGATTATGTAGAGCAAAACAATAAAATTATCGAAGGTATTAACTTTGCTTCAGACTCATATTGGGGAGACCCAGAAAAGTTTAAGTTTAGAGCACAGATAGACAACTATACTACCTCAGCAGAGATAGTTCAAGGTAATGATAGGATAATTAAAACAGAATTCAGTATCAAACTACTAGGTCATATTATAACTGACGCCATTAATGCATACGCACACAATACTAAGAAGTTCTATTCCAAAGGAGAGTTAAAATTCGGTGCTGAAACAGAGAGTAATCTTTAACAACAGTACCTATTTATATAAAATGGCGCCGAAACGCCGGGTTTCATAAGATTTAATAAATTAATTTAACAGATGGCGAAGTTTACCGGCGCACTTTCAGGATCATTAGCATTCACTAAGGGAGGAGTTACTCAAACTCAATTAATTCCTGGTGCTAATAGTTTGAACCTTACAGGTTCATTCAATATCACCGGTTCTCAACTTACTTTTAACGGTAGAGATGTAATGGCTACCATAGACTCGCTTCAAGCGGGTGCTAATCCTAATATTGGATCATTAAGATTACATTCAGCATCAATCAACCTATATACTCAGTCAAATGATGCAAGAGTAGAAAGAATAGAAGCACTTACAGGTAGTATTTCTAATCTAAACGCTGCTACTTCATCATATTTTCTGAAAGAAGCTAGTGCTAACATCATATCATCGTCTATTCAAATAGATGCACTAGGGTATAACAAAGATGTTATCTCATCTTCAGCACAAATATATAATCTAGGGTATAGAAAAGATGTATTAAGCGGATCTAAGCAAATACTTGACTTAGGATTCGTTACTTCTTCAGATATCGCTAGATATTCAGATTTAACTAACGTACCAGGAGGAATAATTAGTTCTTCTGTACAGATAGGTACATTAGGATACATAACCGGTTCAACTTATGCAGCTTTAGCTAATATACCAAGCGATATAGTATCTGGTTCAACTCAAATATCAAATAATCTATTAAATACTACAGTAGACTTTGGTACAGGACTAGTTACAGCATCAGCTTTTAAAGGAGACGGTTCAGGTTTAACTGGTATTGCAGTAGATACTATAAGTTCTATAAGATCTGACTTTGATAGTACAGGTTCTATTACTATAGCACATAGTTTTAATACTCAAAATGTAAATGTAACAGTTTACGATGAAAATGGATACCAATTTATACCTTCTGCTACGCAATTATTAGATAATAATAACGTAAAGATAGAGTTTGGTCATTTAACAACAGGACATGCAGTGGTAGCTGTAGGAGGACACATATTCTCTGGTTCTGTAGAGTATAGCTCTGTATTAAACACACCAACTAACCTTATATCATCATCGCAACAGATATCTGACTTAGGATTCGGAGGAGCTTCTGTAGTAAGTGCTGGAACAGTATCATCTTCTGCACAGATAATAGACTTAGGGTTCATAACCGGTAGTGTATATTCAGATATTATCAATACCCCTAATGGAATCATTAGTAGTTCCCAACAAATCACTGATTTATCATTCTTAACATCAGCATCAGCTGCAGAAGCAGGGTTTGGTGAAGGAGGAGCAAGTATTTCACCGGGTACTATCTCATCATCATTACAAATAGCTGGATTAGGCTTCATAACCGGTTCAGTACAAGCAGATGTAGTAGGATTAAACGTCTTTTCTGGCTCTATACAGAGTCAAGTAGATGGTTTATTAGCAGCTACATCATCATACGCTGTAGGATCACATTCAGATATAACTTCACTTAATACTTTTACAGGATCTATACAATCTCAAGTAAATCATATTAATAGTGTTACTGGATCATTCTTAACATCAGCAGTAGACGGTACTATATCAGGATCTACACAGATATCTGACTTAGGATATATAACTTCTGCATCAGCAGCATCATTAGGCTTTGGTTCTGGTGGTTCTGTCACTTCTGCAGGTACTATTTCATCGTCTTTACAAATAATTAACTTAGGATTTATAACTGGATCAGAACAATCAGATGTATCTGGTTTAAATACCTTTACTAGTTCAATACAAAACACAGTAGACGGCTTATTAGCTGCTACTTCTTCATATGCAGTAGGATCTCACTCAGATATCAGTGGGTTAAATTCAAAAACAGGTTCTTACGCTACTTCTGGTTCAAATACCTTTATAGGGAACCAGGTAGTTAGCGGAAGTATAATTCCTGAGTCGAGTATTAATGATTTAGGTAGCTCAAACGCACCTTTTAGACATTTATATGTTACTTCCGGTTCTATTAAGTTTATGAACCCAGATGGTACTGAACAATCAGCATTTAACAATCAATTTGACGGTAATAGAGTAGTATCTAACACAGATCACCCTCTATTTAACTCTTTTAATCCAGGTAGCTCAGGAACAATAGAAGATTTCTTAACAGCAGTCTTTTATCCTAATACAGCACCGTCTATTACTACAGGAAATCAAGTAATAGAAGAATATACTGCGAATGCTTCATCAATAGTTACTTTAGCTGGTACAGATGCTGAATCTCAGAGTATTACCTTTAGTATTGATGATTCTTATACAGATGGATTCGTAATAGTTGAAAATGGAGTATTAAAATTAAATACTGTACCAACAGCAACTGCATTTAATACGGATAATAGAGGTGATGGA